CTTTTCTGTGTGCTCCGTTCATCATTGGCTCCATTCGTTTAATTACGGATAATAAGGCAGCTTAGAAGGGAACATCCTCGGATTTACCCTTGCGGTCATCACGAGGGGCGTTCATGTAGGCCCATCCGTCCCAACCGCCTTCCTTGAAGGGAGAGCAGTCCAGCTTCAGCATAGGACCGTTTTTCGTATCAATGACCGACCCGATGCGGAGGTAACGCTTCTTTTCTTCGCCGTCTTTGTTGGTGTAGGTGCCCACGATGGCGGTGACTTCGTACAGAACTTTGCTCATATTGCTTCCAGTTTTTTCACTTTCTCATCGACTTCGGCCAGGAACTTAACGATCTCGGCTTCCATCTCCCCAATCAGCTTCTCATCTCGCTCAACGCGAATGATTAGGAGCTGAAGTCTTTGCGGCATCCTCGGGTCGAAACACACGAAGTCGCACCACTTCTTATCCGTGCAGCGCATCTGAAGTTGCATCTGCTTCAGGTACTTATCTGGGATTTTTCGGTTGAGCTGCATCTCAATCATCGTTGCGGTTTCAGGGCACTTGATCTCGATGAGTCCCTCGCCAACGATCCCGTCTGGGCTGGCCCCACACATCTCAATCGAGGGGTGAGGAATAAACCCAACCTCCTCCACCAGATTCCCCGTCTGGGCCTCGTATGCGGCTCTGGCGTTGGCTTCTTGTTCTACCCCCCACTCCATCGCTGCGTTGGAGTAAGTCTTGGCAGGCTGGCCGGTCATCCTCTCCACGACCAGTTGGGCCTGGTAGTTCTCCCGATCTGCTGAATAACCAGTCTTGGTCTTTGCCATGACCTTATAAACAGAGGAAGCGGTGACCTTCCCGGCCCGTTGAGCGAACCACTCTGGTGTGCGTTGTTCCATTACGCTTCATCCTCGTCTTTTCCAGCAACATCAATTTGCAACTCTGATCCAAAAATCAATGCTATTTCGTCAAATCCAACTTTGGCATCGCGCAAAGTTTTAAGAATCTCGTTGCATCTATCGGCCATCGGGGTTATTTCTTCCCACAACTTACGACCACGCTCTACGGTTTCGTTGTATTCGCGCTCAAGCTCACGAGCTTCTTTGATTTTCACTTTGCGGCTCCTTTCATTGCTGCGTCTTTCAGGCTCTTCTGGTTGCGAGTCCAGAACCTAGCTTTAGCTGCAGACACCGGGATCTTCTTGAACTCTGCCTCTAGAACAGAAATGCCTTCCATTGCTGCGCCACGAAGGTTGTCCAGATGCTCATCTTCAAACGCCTGGTCTTCGCTTGGCAGGACTTCGTGCGTATGGTTCTCGGTGTCGTTATCGCCTTCTGTTGGGATGGCGAAGGCCTGGAATGCTGCGTACTTGTATGCCGCGCTCATGGCCTTGTTTGTGGCCTTGTCGCCCGAGTCCATCGCCTCACCAAATGTTTTGATGGTGTGCTTCGATCCATCCTCAGAAGAGACCAGATCAAACTCCATCTCTACGGTGATGAAGAACAGATTCCCACCGTTGTTTGACTTGCGCTCCACACACTGTCGTGAGAGCACTCGAGGCAGGATACACAGACCATGCTTCGCCAGAAGCGGAGAGATGGTGTTGTAGACATCATCAATGCCTCGGAAGTTGTATCCGTTGCCTTGGGGGTTTCTGCGGCTCTTGGTGATGCCGATGGAAGCCAGTTCAGCCTGGACTGCGTTGATTGCTTTGTAGACGATCATAGGAAGAAGAAAAAGAAGGTTGCACCACAGAGACCGAGGAAGATGGCAAAGAGCACATCCATTGCTCCAGAACGGCGAGCTTCGATCTCTTCCTCGCGGGGACGGTATGCGTATCTCATTGCGGTCCTTTCACGACTGCCCAGTAATCGGCTGACTCGACAAGGCCGGTGTAGGCATCACGGAAGGCCTCACCATCCCAGTCACCCCAAAACACCTCACCTTTGTAGTAAAGGAGAAGCCCAATCTCTTCAGGAGGATCAGCTTCTGTGAGCTTGTTCCAAACGATGGTCTCGCACTCCTCAGAAGGAGGAAAGGCATCGTCGTAGGCCCACAGCTTTCCTTCAGGACCGCATCGGCCATGAAGTGCTCGGACGGTGGTGCAGAACATGGGATTGGTCTGCCCCGTCACGAAGTCGATCTTTTGGGTGTCTGGGTGGCCGCACTGAGAGAACGCTGACGGCTCTCTCTCTGAATGGATGTAGTGCTGGCACCGATTGCAGGGAAGGATCTTCATTTGTCGCTCCAGAGACCGCGAAATAGCGGCATGGGTGTGACTATAAGCGGTCTTATGGGCATGAGAACTAGGACTTTCCCTAAGTTCCCTTATGTAAACCTCGCTTACACTTAAGCGGGGCCAGGAACGGGTTAGCTCCGTGCGGCCTGGTATCACGAATTATCAGCAGGCAGCCACTCTGCTTTATGAGAGCTGGCCCCACCCAAGGAAAGACATGGACAAGAAAGACCTGATCCAGAAGGCCGGTGGTGTTACGGCTCTGGCGAAGTTGCTAGGGATCAAACCACCTGCTATCTACCAATGGAAGGCCGTCCCGCAGCTTCGGCTTCTCCAACTCAAAGAGCTGCGTCCTGAATGGTTTGAGGTGAAAGAATGAAAAAACTCGCTGTGATCTGCTCCCTGCTTCTTCTGGGGGCGAATGCCCATGCTGCTTGCACGACTCACTGCCACGGCCAAGAGCCGTACAGGACTTGCACGACCACTTGCAACTGATGTAAAGTGTTGCGAAACCCGGCTAGGGAGGAAGTCATGAGCCTCCCGAAAAGCGAACTCCTCCCGCCTGCCGTTGGTTTCCTTTAGGGGGATGTTGGAGTTGAGATGCATTACTACCAGCACCACATCGGTGACTTCATCAAGGCCACCTCGCGCCTTTCTGATGCCCAGGCAATGGCCTATCTTCGGCTGCTCTGGATGTACTACGACAGCGAAAAACCGCTGCAAAACAACCCGAAGGTCCTAGCGTTTCAACTTGGGATCAGTCAGGAAGAAGTCGAGCTACTTCTCCACAGCTTTTTCACACTTGAAGAAGATGGCTGGCATCAAACGAGATGTGACCAAGAGATCGCTGAATACCGAGCGTTTTTGGAGAAAAAGTCCAACGCCGGTAGAGCATCTGCTGAACGCAGGAAGAACAACAGTTCAACAGGTGTTGAACAGGTGTTGAACGAGTGTGCAACTGATGTTCAACTAACCACTAACCAACAACCACTAACCACTAACCATAAACCAAAGGTTAAGCGCGGAACGCGCTTTGATCCACAGGCTTATCTCACTCCGGAGTGGTGGAGCTTCTGCAAAGACGAGAGGCCAGATCTAAACGCGAAAGAGGTGTTTGCTTCCTTCAAGGACTACTGGATCGCCCAAGCGGGTCAGAAGGGCGTGAAGTTGGACTGGGATGCGACCTGGCGCAACTGGGTTCGGAATCAAAAGATGAAGCCCGGAACACAGCTCACCGTCCCAAGCCGTCCTGAGCGAGATCCTGCGCTGGTTAAGTTGGACGAGGACCGTAAGAAGCGAGAGCAGATCCCGCTTGAGATTCGTCAGCAACTCCAAACAATTCTGAGGCGGTAATGTGGTTGATATCAAAAGCCCTTTACGAGAGCTTGCACTCTTCGCAGGAGCAGGAGGTGGAATCCTTGGAGGAAAGCTCCTTGGATGGCAAACCGTCTGTGCAGTTGAGTGGGAGCCATACGCAGCTTGCGTACTTGCCGCCCGACAAAATGACGGACTTCTCCCGCCTTTCCCGATTTGGGATGACATTCAAACCTTTGACGGCAGACCGTGGCGAGGCATTGTTGATGTCGTTTCGGGAGGCTTTCCATGCCAGGACATTTCAGCAGCAGGAAAAGGCGCAGGAATTGATGGCGAGCGAAGCGGAATGTGGCGAGAAATGGCACGGGTCATTCGTGAAGTACGACCACGATTCGTCTTTGTGGAGAACTCACCAATGCTCACTTCTCGGGGACTTGGAACCGTTCTCGGAGACTTGGCCGAGCTGGGGTTTGATGCGCGATGGGGAGTGCTGGGAGCAGCAGATGTCGGCGCGCCGCATCAGAGAGACCGGATCTGGATTGTGGCCCACTCCCGTGAAATCGGACGCAGCGGCCAGGAGGCCAAGCAAGGGATGGAAGGGGGATTCCGATCTTCCATCGGTTGTGTGGACGAGAAGTGGTGGCGCAGAGAACCCGAGCAAACCTCCCGCGAGATTGAACCCGGAATGGGTGGCTTGGTTGATGGGGTGGCCTCTCGGATGGACGAGCTTGCGGCCCTTGGAAATGGGCAAGTCCCCTTGTGTGCTGCAACCGCATGGAGAGAATTGAGTGAACTACTTTGAAGCCCACAAACTTCTGAATGAGGTCAAAGATGGAACCAACCACTCCACAGAACTCATCACCCATGCCCTATACCTCACAGGAGACCTGGAGGATGGAATGCGAGGCACGGGAATGGATTCGGATGTTCAACGACATCAAAGCCACGAAGGGCCTCGAAGCAGCATCGGGGTGGTGGGGAAACACAATATCTAATATCGAGAAAAGACGGGGCAAAGATTCAGCCGAGCAATTACGGAGAAAAATGAATGAGCTTCGTAGTATTCACCGTTGAAGGCCCACCTCAAGGCAAAGGACGACCCCGGTTCAGACGGGCTGGGAACTTCGTCACCACCTACACCGATCAGAAGACCAAGACCTACGAAGCCACGATCAAGGCCTGGGCACAGCGCGCAATGGGGTCAGCAAAGCCCCTAGAAGGGCCTGTGAGCGTTGATCTCTACATTCGGTGCTCCGTGCCCGCCTCGTTCTCCAAACGCCGCAGAGAGGCCTGCTTGATGAATGAAGAATTCCCTACAAAACGCCCGGATATAGATAACTCGGTCAAGGCGGTGTTGGATTCTATGAATGGAATAGTATATAAAGACGATATTCAAGTGGTTCGGTTATCTGCAAAAAAGGTTTATTCGTTGGTTCCTGGAATAGATATTTGTGTGGTGCAAATATGAACGCAAACGCAGCGGTGGACTTCATTATTAGAAAC